TTATACTCCTTTCTTAGATTTAAATATAGGATTTATCTCATAATATACAATAGGAGTCAAATGAAATTTTTACTTACCTTAATAATGTGTAGCTATACAGAGGGGGTATGTATGCCTGACTATAAATGGCCAGAACATTTTAATTCTACATATGATTGTATGATGTTTGGTTATGAGGAATCTAAAAATAAAATGAAAGAAATTGGCAAATCAGAGGTTAATCAACACCAAATCTATATTAGATTTACCTGTACACCTGTAGAAACTATTTAATTCATTATAAACCCTGTAGTTTCCGTGCACGTACTTCTACAGGGCCAAAGGCTCCGAGGCTACCCCCACCCTGGTGGAGGTCACGGCTTGACGTACAGGGAATAGCGCGAGGCATTATATGGACGCCGGTCCTTTTCTCAAATCATTTACACATACAACCAACCATGGACCCACTGCCATCATTCATTATATGTAAATTCAAAGTATCTACATATCCTGTCAGTTTTAATCTAAGTATGTCGCATAGATCAAAACAATTTATTTCATCAAACAATTCTATGCCTTCTAATATTTCTTTTGTAACTGGCATTAGTTGGTATAGGCCGTCGTTCAGTATTATCAGATCCATGTTTTTTTGTGCCCCAATCTACAATTCTTTTCAAACCAGGTGCAGACATCTGCATGTCTACGCCATATGGTTTCCATGCTCTTTTAATTAAATTTAATTCTAATAGAAGAATAGACCATTGCTTTTGTGTTATACCTTTCGGTTTAATTGTTATTATTTTTTCTTTCATATGGATAATATAATATCCTAGAAAATAATGTCAACCCCTATTTTCCCTGGCCCCGGTATTTTTTAAAGCTACGCCGGCGGGATTTGTTCATTTTGCATAGGCTAGGGTTACGTCCAATCGAAGTTTTGTGGAATATGGGTTCGTGTGGAATTTTTCCGTATAAACTTTTAGACTTCTTCGCCATTAAAATATCCGTCAACCTCAGATTGTAAGGTTTGTTTATGTAGACTAGGTATGTAACTTATTTTACCATTTACATGTTGTTCTAAATCTGCACCACATGTCATGCATCGAAAAAATTGTTTAGTAATACCCACTAACATTGTATACTCATCACAAGTTGGGCAAACACCATTAACTATTTCTGCTGTTATTTTGAAATTTTTTCCTGTCATATGTTTTTTTAGACTTTACCACACGTTGATGATAGCGTCTATCTTTTAATTGTTTAGCAATATTATTGTTTTTTTTAGTCAAGAATTAAAGAAAGAATTTTTTTCTCTCCCATGTACACTTCTACGTTTGCCTTAGACTGAATGCATTTATAGACTACTCTATCTTTAGAGCTTTTGTCCTTCATAGCATATCGTCGGGCCTTCATGCATTGACTTAACGACTCGTGATAACGATGCTCTATAATTTTATGGTCCTGTAAGAGTAAAAGTGCGAATACAATTTCAACCATTAGTGTGCTCCCGATCCGTTTCTAATTAATTTTTCAACATCTTCACTAAGCTTTTTAGTTCTTTCTTTTAAAAAATCAATATTAACTGCATTGTGTCTCATTCCCTTAATTTCATTCTCCACATCCTCTAAAATTCCTGCGATATGCTCCACCAACATGAAAAGTTCGGCCTCCCCGGAAGACTGTCCTAATTCTCCACGCGGGTATTTGATTCTGAATTCTGAGTTCTGTGCTAAGTCTTTTTCAAATAATTCTAATTTTGTGCTGTGCTGGTTGAGACGCTCTACTATGTTGAAGTAGCCCATCGTGCCAAGTGCTACGATAATTATTAAACTAGCAACCGTCTTCATAGGCATCTGCACAGCAGCGGATTCAGATATTGATAAAGGTTTTTTACTCATTACATTTTGGTTTTGGTTTTGGAAGTATAGTATTTTTTGTTTCTTTTTTCAATGACGGGTTTTGAATTGGTTTTGCACATATCGTAAGAATACATAACATTACTATAAGTATTGCTGTGAATCTGTAGTTCATAACAACCTCCAATCATTTTTTCTTTTCCTCTATTTCATAAAAGAACTTGTCGGTATCTTCTGTTCTCCAGGCCCTACTATCCTCTACATTCCATTCGTTTGTTTGCACCTTCCAATCAGGAATAGTATCTTTCACAGTGAAAGAAGGTATATCCCATATACATCTGTTGTTTGGTTGTGCTGCAAAATTGCCGTCGTCTAATGCAATTATGTGGGCGCACTTATGTTCGTGCGGTATCTCTGAATGGTCAGTGTCAAGTATATTAGGTTCTGGATGAGCAAAGTCAACAGTAAATAAATATTTACCTGGGTGCCATTTTTTATCTTTGCCTATGTATTTACCTGCTTGTCCTTCTAAAATATCAAAAGAATGAACAGAAGGATAATAGCTAAAACAATTCCAGAGCTGTAATTCATCAAGTCTTCTGGCTGGTACTTCTTTTGCTTCGAAACCACGTTGAATAAACGCGTTAAGTGGAAGGCGATAAAAAATTGCACCGTTTTCCATAATAGCATGCCATAAGATAGCCCTGCCTGTAAGCGCGCTAAGACCGAAGATGATACAGTCTTCAACTTCTCCATGATGTTTTTGTAAGTCATATAAATATTCTCTCCTTATCTGAGCATAAGTTACTGGTATGTTTGCATTTAAATAAGCCATAATAATTACCCATGTATCTCACCCCAGTTGTCCCCATGTTCGTAGTCAACTTTATTAGGGACCTCTAGTGTAACAGCATTTTCCATCACATCAATAATTTTTTTTGCATGTGATTCGTCTTTTACAGATATATCCAATTCATCATGTATTTGTATATGTGGTATTATACCTTCTTTATAAAGTTCTAACATAGCTTTTTTAGTCATGTCAGCAGCAGATCCTTGAATTAATTTATTTAAAGCTTTGTATGTATACGCTCTTTTAATCCCCGGTCCATGTTCCCTGAGTGCATCTTCGTGTAGCATGGCTTTATGCATACCAAAACTATTAGGCTCCCACAGGTGAAACCTGCACAGTCTACCTAGCAGTGTTCGTATCTGACCACGATCTTGTGCTCTGTTAGAAGCTTTATCCATAAGTTGTTTTACGAATGGTACTCGTGAATGATATGTATTAAATAATTCTGCAGCTTTTTCTTTTGTTACACCTAACTCTGCCTGTAATTTAGCTTTACCCATACCATAAAATAATCCAAGGTTAATTGTCTTTGCTTGTGATCTAGGTATATCAGCCATATCTGCAACAGTTTGGTGAAAGTCTGCACTAGAGTCTGTGCTGTAAGAGTCAACAACATCATAAACAGATGGTAATTTGTATAAAGACGCATAATGCACTACTAGTCTAGGCTCTTGCTGAGAATAGTCAAATACACCCCATCTATGGCCCTCTTCGGGTATAAATAATGATCTTATCTTAGGTCCAAGATCTTTATTTCTTGCAGGTATTTGTTGTAGATTTGGGTTCTGGTAGGAGAACCTACCAGTCACCGTGCCCCCGGTCTGTGATCTGAGTTGGTTTATCTCAGCATGTATTCTACCCTTGTGTTCGTATCTAAGAATAGAATCTAAAAATGTTGTATGTGCTTTATTTATTTCTCTTGCTTGTGCAATCATGTTTACAACAGGGTGAGAATGTTCCTGTAAAAAATTTTTTGTAAATGATGGTGCCCCTGTTTTATCTGTTCTTGGATATTCTAATCTTAATATATCAAATACATTTGCAATACTTCTTGCTGCCCATATCTGTGTATCAATATTTGTTTCACCTTTTATTTTATGTAATAATTCTTTTTCTTGTGCAATTAATTCTGCTTTCATTGCATGAGCCCGCTCTGCATCTACACGCACACCTTTGAATCTCATATCAACAAGACATGGAAACAAATCAGATTCCAAATCAAATATATCTTCCAGGTCCTGACTAATAATTTCTTTCTTCATCTCTTGCCAAAGTCCTAATGTAACTTCAGCATCTCGTTCTGCATATGCACCAACATGCATAGCAGGTAATTTGTACATTTCTGATTTTGGGTCTATGCCCCACTCTTCTGCAGCTTCTGCAAGTGCAGCCTCGTTCTTACCATAACCAAGATAGTGCCATGATAAACTATTAAGATCGTACCTAAATCTATTCTCATCAGTCAATGCAGATGCAATCATCGTGCAGGCTATATCACCATTTATTTTAAATCCCATTGCTCGCAACCAACATACGTCGTAGATTGCATTGTGAAATATTTTAGTTGATGGTGCTTCAAGTATATCTTTAAGCCATTCTAATACTCTGGACCTGTCCATGTTACCACCACCTTCGTGTGCAATTGGAAAGTATCCTTTGTAAAATTTTGTAGCAACAGCGATGCCTATGACTTCACCATTACCAATAACAGAACCAGACCCTTTCTTTAATAAGTCTGGATCTTTTGTCTCCAGGTCAATCGCTATCTCATCTACATTACGCAGGTCTGGAAACTCTGTAGGTTTCACCCACTCTGTCTGTGCTTCAAACTTAGGAATCTTCATCAACTATCCCCCATGAATTTTTTTGAGAGATCCCGCTGTTTACTGCTTGGGGATTTTTGCCAGAACTCTCAGAATAATCTCTTTCAATAATCATTTCTAAAAAATGTATGGCTTTCAATATATCTTCCTTCCCATTCTTGTCTCGATGACGAATGATGTATTTTATAGCACAACCTTCAGGATATAGCAATTCATTCTCAACTACAAACTTACTTGGCTGTATTTTATATTTTTGATAATGAGATCCTCCGTGTTGTTTATCCCAAACTTTCGATGTCATAACCTTGGTCCTCCTTTTTTGCTGCCATGATATACAGGTTTTGTTTTGTACGCGTTACACCTACATACCAGACCCTATGTTCTTCATCTTGTTTGTCAGAATTTTTATCCAATGCATCTCGTATTGTTTTTGTATTGTCTAATATTAATAATACATTGTCTGCTTCACCACCTTTTGCAGAATGTATTGTAGATAATTTTACCCTTGGATTTTTTCTTAGTTCTTCTCCGTTACTTAACATTTCTCGTATGTATAAACACTCTTCATAATCAGAAGTAAACTCATCATACCAAGGTATATTTTTATCATAACCAAACTCTTCAAGATTGTACATTCTTTCTTCTGTTAATTCTTCTTTGGTGCTGGTGTATTCAAATATATCTCTTACTTCTGGCAGAGATAAATCATCACCTTTCTGCCATCGCACGTAGTTTAGAATGGTTCTAAACAAGGTTACCTTATAACTTTTTCTATCTTTAAATTCAAAATAAATACCTCTCTCTTTTAAAAAAGGTTTGAGTCTGTTTAGTTTGTCATTGTATCTCGCTAGTACTAACCAGTTGCCTTTATCTATTGGCACATCTTCAAGACTATAAATATAATTTACTGTCCCTTGTTCTGTTCTAGCTCTCCAATTTTTTTGTACTCTTCTGTTATCAGGAATTAATTTTAATATTTTATCTGCTAAATGTTGTACGTTTTGTGGAACCCTGTAAGATTGTGGCAAAATTATGTCTTTTTTTGAAATTTCTTGTTGAAATTTTTTTACATCTGCACCTGCCCAGCCATAAATTGCTTGATCATCGTCGCCCGCTAGTATAACATATTTGCTATTTTCCTTGATAATATTGAACATTTTCCATTGTATAGGTGATAAGTCCTGGGCTTCATCTATAAACGCTACGTCAAATTTTGGACACAATTTAGACACAATAAATTTTTCTATCATATCTGTAAAATCCACTAATTGATAAGCATCTTTGTAATTTTGTACTTCATCACAAATAATTTTTAATAATCTTTTGTCCATATCCTGTGAATACATGTCGGTATTATATTCGTCTTCAATAGAAATATTTTTTATTCTCGCTGCATTAATTAAATTAAAATACTCACTGTCAGAGTTTATAAATCCTGTAGACTCTTCTCCGTTAGAATAGACTGTAACTTCTATACCTAATTTTTTACCTATGTCTTCGTAGTGTTCGTCCTGCATAACCTGAGCTTTCTTCATACCAAGTTGGTTAAAAGCAAGAGAGTGTAGGGTTCTAAAATGTTTGAGATCTTTTCTCTCAAACGCTGTATGATAATCTAACATTCTATCCACAGCTTCGTTTGCAGCTTTAGTTGTAAATGCAAAGTATCCTATCTTGTCTATAGGTGTGCCTAGTTTTAAAAATGTTTTAACATACCGTAAAAGTTTTGTGGTTTTCCCTGTTCCCGGAGGCCCGAATAATTTTCTACTAATCATATTATGTCCGTCTTATGTTTTGTTTTAGTATGGTGTATTGGTACTTCTTCAAATGTCTTAATGTTTATCTGTATTATATTTTTTGTTGATGAATGGTATTTACCAGATTCTTTTGATGGAAATCTTTTTTGTTCTAAAAATTCTATTTCACATTCTTGATACAACACCTGCATCATACGTCCTGTTTTATCTTCACTGTACTTCCAGTTCTTAGCTTTTAATTTGTCATAAAATTTATCAAATTTAAAAAATGCATACTCACCTTCTATCAATACTGAACCAGTTTTAAATGCAGCGTCGCTTGTTGCTTTTGGTCCATTTATCTTTGCATGTATTACATCATGTAATTTTTCTTTTGGTGATGTACCTACCGGTGGCTGTACAATTTTTTGTGTCTGATATAGTGCATCCATTACAGTTTGTTCTTCATCGTTTTTAATTAATGGTGGTAAAAACCCTGCAGCTTTTGATATTGAATTACGTCTTTTACGCTGATCGTTTAAATGTTCTACGTTCTTACAATGAACTGTGGCTGTACCAATACCATCTGGTTTTGTTACATCAAACTCGTACTCTGGTTCCGGATCTAGATCTATCTTCTTTAGATTTGTCAGTACAGGATAAGAACCTTTTGATCCTGCTAAGACTCCAAATTTTTTCTTAACACATATACCTTTTTTACAATTTTCACTTAATGGACTTTGTGTGCAAGTGTAACCTTTAGAACTTCTGTTCCATGATTTTACTTTTGCATTTAAAAACTTTTGATCCCACGCGTTTGCGTGAACACCTGCAAAATATTTTACTGGTGCATTCATAACTTTTTGTTGCCAATTGTCTGGATACTTCATCTTAACCATAACGTGATAGTTATACATAAATCTATCTTTACCATCAAAATTCTCGTTTTTAGATAATTTAGATATTACTGCTAAACATGGTGGACCATCTGTAAACTCTTCGTCTACACCCTCCATACTTTTGTGTTCAATTTCTTCTGTAATCCCTTTCAGTCTTTCTTTTGTAACCAGGTTTGCACTAATTACTTTCATAAATTCCTGTAGTGTAAATGGTGTACCATCAATATTCAAAGCTTTACGTTCCTCCCCAAAGTATGGTAAATTTATAAATTGTCCTGGTCTAAGTTGACCTGTTTCACTATCTTTTGTTAGCTGTGTTTGTTTTGGAAATATCTCTGTATCTTGTTTGAGTCCAAATAAAGATAATAAATTTGTAAGAAAAGATTTTACAGTTTTAGAATCTGTAAAATTATTTAAAAATAAAAATAAATGTAACCCACCACTTTTAGATTCTACTGGCAGTAAAGGTAATTCGTATTGTTGTATTATATCTATATAATCTTTTTTATTAAAATTAGCATAGTCTTTTGGGTCTATGTCTATAACTCCAAACTTAACTTCAGAATCTTCCGTGCAAGGTTGTATACCTATAGATAATTTACCCTCTAAGTGTTGCTGATAAATATCTTTAGTAAGTTCTTCAAAATTCCATCTGTATACAGGTTTCTTTTTACCTGTCTCTGAATCTATCTTAGAGTCCTGATGATTAAAGTCAGCTACACCGTAGGCATTTCTATATCCATTAAAAAATTCTATATATTGTTCCATAACTGTCTGATGTGGGCCACTCAGTCTCCTTCCTGGCCCACACTGTGCACATATTCCCGTAGGAATTATATAATGCTAGCTTGGTCCTTTGGTTTATCTTCACCGTGTTTAGCTTTAACACTTCCTTTAGAAATGTTTTCACTAAATGCTTTGGCTTGATCATAAAGACCTTTGTCAGTTACTGGTCCAACTTTACTAACTTCCCAACCAAACCAAGTGCCTTTATCATTTGACATTTGAGTAGTTTTTAGTTTGTAAATGTGGCTGAAAGATGCCGGTGTAAACATTCCGTTTGCACCTTTCATTTTAATACCAGACATCATTGAGTTCCATTTTCTACTAATTTTTAATTGAGTAGATTTCATAGAGATCAATGCTGTTGATGGACTATCTCCCGATACTATGACAAAGTGAGATGCAGTCTTCTCAATATAATTACCATTTGGTAATCTATCTTTGTAGTTTGCATCTGGTTTTGTTTTGGACA